TTTGAATAGCTTCATTTGCTTTAAGTACATATGGTGCTGCGGGTGTTGATGGCACTGGAATTTTTACTTCAGTTGTTATTTTGGATATTTGGCTTGCATCATCAGATGGGTCACCATTATATCCTAAAATTAAATCATACTTACTTGAATTATCTTTTGGGCATTCTTGCTCACCATATTCATATTTAAAAGTATTATTATAATCAAATAAAGGTGTTTTTCCTGCTAAAATATTTTTACTTAATGTTTTAATATAAACTTCTCTATTGTTTTCTAATAGTTCATCTGTGTTTGTTCCTTTAGTATATACATAAGTAGAAATTTCTGGCTCTTCTAAAGATACGTTTTTAATTCTTGCGTCTGCATTTTGGATTACACTTAATATTGTATCAAATGCAATTTCTTCACCAAAATCTACTTCTCTCATATTAAAATTTTTATATAAAGAAGTATAAATATTATCTAATATTGATTTTTCTTCAATAACATTAACTTTATATGTAGTTGTTATTTTTGCTTTTAATGAATACTTATTCTTAATGCAGCCAATATCTTCATTGTCTGGAGTTTTAATATTATGAGAAATTGTTTTATAATCTTCTAAATTAGCTTCTATTAATGATTGATTATCATATCCTAATTGGAAAGATTTAATGAATGATTCTTTAGTGTAAGAACCAGTTATTGGATTGAATGGATAAATATATAAATCAAAGTGACTAATTCTATCCCTCATTTCTCTCGATTCACCATCTGGAACTGCCTCTATATAAGAAGTATCATTAAACACTACTCCGAAAGAATCATATGTCATTACTGTTGCACTTCTGTTAATATCATCTCTAATATCACTTACTTGGACATTAGAAACAAGTGGAGTTATTCTATCTCTCTCACTAACCATTTGATAAATTTTATTTGCATAGTCTCTACATGCAACTAAAGTATCAAATGTTCCTATAGTTCTCTTAAAACCATTATAGGCTTGATTTAAAGTTTCATAATCAGCACCATTTGTAGTAGCAGAAGAATTAGTTATAACCATCATTGATAAATCATCTTCTACTAAAGAAGTACCATTAGAGTCAGAATCACTTGTAAGTTTAGTTAAAACTCCAGCACTAACGTTTCCATTAGCCCCAGTTGTTCTTGCATAAGCTATTTCTAATCCACTTCCTATTAAATTAGCTATATCATTTGGAAACTCAATATAAACTGAATTTTTATGAGAATCAAAACCAAATTTCCAAACATAACTTCCTGCTATTTGAGTATTTAAATTATCAACTTTGGCTTTGGGCCAACTATTACTCCATTTTTCACCTGCATTTTTAACCCAAATCCCATTTTCAGCAATCATTAATTCAGGCAAATAAAATCTATTATTATTGTCTAAATTATTTAATTTAATAATATATGAATCTCCTGCTTTACATTGTTGAAATTCTCCTTCAATTGCATTAGCTGTTTTTTGTTCATTTTTAGTAGTAATAATTACATCTTGAGTTAAAATATAATTTATTTCTTTATTTTCATCAGTAATAAAGGTTTTAAATGCTTCTAATTTAATTTCCTCTATTAATTTATTATTGGCATTTGTTGTCCCCAATAAATTTCCTTGATACATAAAAGTTAATTCAGTAGAACCTGATTTATAGTATCCCATATTATAACCCATCATATCACAAAGTTTTCTCATTGAGCTGTCTTGAGATGCAGAGGGCATAAAATTTTCTAATATAACTTTATCAATACTATAATTAAGTTTATCTGCAATAACAGCAGCATATTTTATAAGCATAACTCCTGGGTCACTTTCATTAGCTGATTTTGGGTTATATCTTGTAGTATATTTTTCAATTAAGTCTAGTGCTTCAGGATATAGTTGGTAAAAATCCTTCTTTGTATAAGAATCATTTGCTATTAAGAATTCATTTTTATTAATCATTTGTTTTTATCCTCACATATTTTCTTCATCATATAAAACTAAATTATAAGTATTAGTTGTAAAATCTATTTGGTTTACTGCTTTAAATCTACAATATAAAATTGCTCTATCTTGAATTATATTTATATCTTTTCTTACAACACTAAGTTGTGGCATAAATAATGCTAATTGGGTATAAATTTCATCAATAATAATATCTTTTAAAATATAATTATTTTGCTCAAATATATACCTCTTTAATCTAATACCAAAATAAGGATCGCCAAAAAGTTCTCCTTTTTCTGATTGTAGAAGTAAAAGAGTATTTTGTTTAGTTGCCTGCAAATATGTTTTAGTTATATTTGTAGAATTTGATTTGAACATATTTGGGAACTCAATTGATTTCATTTATACCTCTTTAATTATTTTATCATTTAATTTAGCAATCAAACTTTATGTTATAAGTTTTATAAGTTTGTTTTATAATGTTGTTGCTGTGTCTGTAATTGCATCCGTTGAAACATTAAAGACAACTGATTGTGCTGATGATGTATAATAATAAAATGTAATTCATAATTCATTCCTCCTTATACTATATTTTTCCAAGTGGTATCGGTATTATTAGATTTATATTTACCTGTCATAGTGCCGGTATCAGTTGCCCAAAGCATTAAATATTTGCCACTTGATGATTTCTTAAATGTGACTTGATAGTTTTTATTCAATATTGCTGCGTCATATAAATCAAACTTGTTAGCATATAAATCACCTTGTACTCCACTATCAACACTAATGTATCTCTTTTGTGTGTTTGTGTTGTCACTAATTTGCAGATATCTGCAGCTATTTCCAAAGATGTTATTGCTGCAACTATTTCCAAAGTAGTTATTGTTGCAATAAGTTCCAAAGGTATTATAACTGCAATCATTTCCAAAGGTGTTATTGGAGCAGTTATTTCCAAAGGTATTGTAATAGCAACGGTGGCCGATAGTGTTATACTCACAGAAATCATCGAATGATATATAGTTACATGTATCTCCAAGAGTGTTCGAGCGATTATTTTTTCCAAAACGATTATAATTACAATTGTTTCCAATAGTGATATCTCTGCAATCACATCCAAACGAGTTCAATGAACAACATTTGCCGAATGAGATGTTTCTGCAGCCAAAGTCGAAGAAGTTAGAATAACAACAATGTGTTCTGAGTCCCTCGTCACCATCACTTACAGCAAAGTTTCTGAATATAATGAAGTTAAGAAATTGCAGATGACCGTGACCAAGATCAGTGCCATCAGTCTGATTATAGTATGGTTTAATTATGTTTGTATGACAGCCAATCTCAGTTGTAGTATTTTGTCCATGCAAAAAATCAAACAGCATGTATTGATTTAGCGACAAATCATATTCTTCATCTTCATAAGCAGCATAGTAGTTAAATGTGTATAAGTATTCACCCGAGACTAGAAACCTTATGTTTTTGAAGTCGTATGGACAGTCATTATTGAACTCATCTATCATTCTATAAATGACACCTTTACCATTAACGGTATTAGCCCAAGCAAACCTATCAGTATCGTTGTCTAGACAATACTTAATTTTCCAACTTTCTAATTTTGAATTAGCGAAATAGTCTTCCTCAACTCTTGAAACTACTACCCCATATTCCCCATCACACCAAGCGTCATCGCCGACAGAGGGAGTAGCGCTTTGAGTAAACACAAAACCACTGGTATCCCCGTCACTAATATCTGCGTCTGTTCCCCATGCATAAGGTCCATTATCATTGTCATTCACTCTTTTTAATACGTCCCCCGCTTCCCCAAACCCGGTTGCGATAGATGCTGTAATACCTTTAAGAATTGTATCACCTTCACTATGAACAGCTCTTGCATCTTCATTTAATTTAGTAGGGCTGTCTGCCACAACAATTATATCAAAAGCATGGTTAGCACTTTGTGTATCTGCTTGTGCGGTGGTAGTAGTATAATCAGTAATGCGATAAGTCAATCCTGGTTTAAGAGTTCCACTATCTCTTTTAGCTTTTAACTGTGACCAAGTAATTGGATAAACAATAGTCAAATCACCAAGAACTGCATCCATTAGTGCAGTATCTACATATGCTCTATTAGTAAATTGACTATCTGTTGTTGGATTAATTGAACAGGTTGGTAGAGAATTACTAAAATTGAGAGCTCCTGTAATTGTTCCACCGCTTGTTAAAACATAGTTTGATAGTTTTCTTGTTGTGCCATCATTAACATCATCCAAAGATAGTGTTATATTCTCAGACAATCCTTTATTATTAACTTTTCGAGTAGTAGGAACATAATTCGTACTGTCTGTATAAGCCGCGCTTCCTAATCCTGTGACTGCAATATTATCTGTTGCAGTACCATTTACTGTTAATTTTAATGTGCCATCATTTGTTCCACTTGCAAGTGATACAGTTGTTACACCACTATTCCACGAGATTTTTTCGTCGTCTGTTACAAATCTATGTGTTGTGTCTTCAATAACTTGTGTTGCATCAATGTCTGGAATATCTGCTTTACTAAGGTTATCACCTGAAGTAACCAAACCTTTTGCATCATATGAAATTTTAGTTTTAGTTGCTGCCGTAATTGCAGTATTTTTAATAACGTTTTCACTCGCACTACCAATTATTGATGCTTTAATTGTTGCTGGTAATTTAATAGTAAAATCATTAGAACCATCAAAATTAGTTGCTGATGTTTGACTATTAGTAGCATCATTATCTGTAATAGTAAATGTTCTTGCAGTTGCTAGTTTTGTTGCTGTTTTTGCATTCCCTGTGGTATCTTGATTTAATGTAGGTATATCAGCTGCAATAATTTCTCTAAAAGTAGGAGCTCCATCTTCAGCATTTGGAGCCGCTAAAAATGTTTTTGCTGTCTTTGAGCTTAGTAATTCATTTAAAGCAATTTTATCTGTAGTAGACATAAACCCACTCTCTGATGTTGTTGCATCAGTGTGGCTGTGGTTATCGAGTGTTTCTAATGATTTTTGAACATTTATATCAAGATGACTTAATATTTTATCAAAATTAGTAGTGTCTGTAAAGATAGCTGATGCAACTGAAGCTGAAATAACACTTACTGGTACAGGAATTAATAATCTAAAAGGATTAATACCTCCAAACTCATACTCAAAGGTACCTCCAGCAATACCTACAACATTAGCATAACTTTTTACAACAATTCTATCTGTGGCTACAAAATTACCATTATTTAATAATGCAATTGCATTAAAAGTTAACCATTTTGTACTACTTACAACCCCTGTAACAGCAGAAGTAGCAAGTAAAGTTTCAATACCAGCAGAATCTCTTTTATATATTCTAAAGAAAAACTCTGCATTTTGGTTATTATTACCACTAGCTTTTCTTACACGCCCAATAGAAAAAATATTTATTTGTCCTGGATTACCTACAAAAAGATTTGCTGGTGAAATAGCACCTGCTATATATTGGTCAGTTGTTGTAATAGCACCTGAAGATACAGCTGTAGCTTCTACTGGGTAGTCTGAATCTGCAGTCGAAGTTACCAATTTTTTATATCCTACAACATCGGAATCTACAAGTGTTCTATAAAGTGTAATATTAGATGATAACATGCTAATGTCTGCTTTATTTAATTGAAGTTCATCTATAGCATCTTGAACATTTTTAGAGTCTAGTCTAAAATCTTCCTCTGTAATATATTCATTATCATAAATAATATCAGCAGCAACAGGCACTGAGACTACATCTACATAAATTTGTCCATCTGCTGCACTACTATTAGAAGATACTTTAGTTACATAGCCTATTTTAGTAATAAAGTTAGGTGAAATAGGCCTTACATTTGTAAATTCACCGGCAACAGTTGATGATAAATATAAAGCATCATTAACATCATAAATAGCTGGGTCAAGAACAAGACTACCAACAAATCCTCTTTTAGTAACAAAACCATAGTTGCCGGAGTCAATTGATTCAGTAACTACGCCCATTACTCTTTCAGCTTGGCCATAATTACTTCCAATTGCTAATGCAACTGAGGTAGTTTCTTCTGTACTGCTTGTAAGGTAAACAATTTGGCCATCTGTAAGTGTTTCTGCTGTATTATTATAAACTTTTAAAACAGCATCAACACCAACTGCCATTGTAACATTAGGTGAAAGAGTTACTTCTATTACTCCTTCATTATCATTAAAATATACTTTCCCTGCCTTATCATTTTTTGTTTGAAATTGAATTGAATTTACTGAAATATCTTTTTCATCAATAGTATTATTAACGAAATTAAAATATTCTGAAAGTTTTTGGAAATTAATACTGCCTATAGTTGTTGTACTTGGAAGTACTACCTTTTCAGTTACTTTTAAATTGTTTAATGAGGCATAAGAAGCATCTTCAGCTTTATCTTTATCAATATAAAGTTTTCCAATTACTACTCCTTGGTCTATTAAGTTATTTTCAAAGGCGACATAAACAATATCTCCTATTTTATAACCATCTATAATTCCTGGTTCATGGCAAACTGTGCATTCAACAATGGATTTAATGCTAGAACCTGCAGTCTCAAAAATAGGTACCCTAACCTTTAATTTATTATTAGTATATAATACTTCTTCTACTTGTCCTTTTGTAATCATTTTTCTGTATCTCCAGATATTCTTGTTAATGATAAAGTTGTTTTGTAACCATTAGCATCAACTTTATCTATTTGTTTTGTTACTATATATAATCCACTTGAAATGTGTTTTCTACCAAAGAAATACACATTTAATCTAACGTGAGTCATTAATATAGCTGGTCTTAATAATCCTTTTATTGTTATAGTAGCACTAATAGGATATTCTGTTATTTTAGTCCACCAAACTTGGTCACTAATTCTTGTTATATGTTGATTATTTTTTGAACTAATTATTGGAGCAAATGATTTTTCCCATTCGCCTTTATCATTAATTCTTTGAGTATAATCAGCTTGATTTAGTTGGGCTTGCCAATCATAAAGTATGGAATAGTTTTCCTGATTATCAATATTAAAGTCTGTTACTATATTAGCTGTTTGGTAACCTATATCAATTTCATATGCGCCGCTATTTTCAATCTTAGACGTGTTTTTAACGATTTTAAAGTATGGCCCACCATATTCGCCGGTAGTGTCATCTATGATTGTTAAAACGTATATATCACGCTGTTTTACTGCTCTATTAGTTGAATTTGAAGGAACCATACAACTAACAAGATATGTAAGATAGTCTAAAATAGACACATTTTCTTTGGAATCTAATTTAACTGCTTGATCATCTCCTGGAATTAATCCTTTTTCTAAAACTAGTCTTTTATTATTCATTCCATAAAATATTTGTTGTAATCCATAGTAATCATTATTGGCCCATAGTATTCTTTTTATTTCATCACTTGGTTTTACATTAGTTGGATTTATAAATGTGTAACTACCTGAACTTAATAAAGATGCACTACTAACAGCACTTACAATATAACTAATAACTGATTTCTCAATATTAAATCTGGTTTGAATGTTTGTTATAATTGCTTCTTCATTTTTATAAACAAATGTAGGTAAAGACATATCACCATAACTAAATATTATTTTTCTTGTTTTAGATACACTACTAAATATTTTCTCAAAGAAGTTTGGGTCATCATCTTGTGTTACTGGATAATCCAAGTTTAATATATAAGTATTTACTTGACCATTTATTTTAGTTATTTGTAAAGATTGGATATAATTTGGATATATTTCTTTTACGCTTGAATAAAAACCATCTAATGTTTTATCAGTATTATTAACTTTCCTATAGACACCAAAAGTATAACCATTTGCTAAGCTACCGAAAGTAACTTTTATATATGGAGTTTCTATTCTTGATGTAGAACCTAAAAGGGAAATATTTTGAGGCATTATCTTTCATCTCCGAATGTTATGCTTGAGATATTTGGTATTTTAATTATCTCAAATTTGTCTGATAAAGGTTCAAATACTTCTAAAATGTCATTAAAATAAGCAATTACCCACCAATAAGTAGGATTATTATAGTATTTCAATGCTAAAGAATCTAAGTTATCTGTAGCTAATACTTTATGAGCCACATAAGTCATATCTTTAAACATTTGTGTTCCAATACCATAAACATATTTATCATCTACTGTATTATAAAAATAAGGTACGCTGGTATATCTGCATATGTAATCATAGTCTTTATAAGTTTTGTCTTTTAATATATCCATTATTTTAATCCAAACCCTTTCTTCATTGCTCTTGTTAATCCTCTAAAAGAACCATTTTTAGAAATAGATGTTGCATCATAAGGGTCAGTTTCTGAAACTTTAAATGCTACTTCTACTTGACTATATTTATTATTAGATAAAATTGGTTTTTGATAAGTGACTGTAACGCCATTATTAACAATGCCTTTAATAAATATTTCATTCCCGAATCTAATTGCTACAGTTGGTACTTCAACTGCTTTATTAGACAAATTATATTTAGGAACAGCAATTGCTTGAAGACACTTTATTAAAGTATCAACATAATCTTCGCCTGGCTCTAATTCAATATTACTTGCCCCTATATTTACATCATCCATCATATCTCTATGAAGTAATAAATTAATTTGAATTTCTCTTGGACCGGAGTTACTATAAGTAAAAACTGGGGCAGACCTTGAAAGAGCATTTGTAGCATAAAAGCTTGATTGCATTGTATCTGCTATTTGGTCTGGGTAGGTTGGTAAAAGCAAATATTTGCCATTATCTCCTAAGTGAGATATATAAATGTAATTGTCTGGTAAAGACATGTATTTAATTGAAGCCATTATACATCCTCCTCATTGCTATATACTTCATCTTCTATAGCTTTACTAATAAAGATATTTTCAATATCTTTATCCCCATATCCTAATAAATCAAAATATTCATTATTTAACATAGATTCTTGAACTGAAGCATCATAGATAATATTTTTATATTTGTCTTCCCAAATTCCATATCTTTGAATTTCTTTCAATCCTTTTAAATTATGTTTTTCTTCTCCAGCTACTAAAGTAATTTTGTCATATCTTGCCTTTAAGGATTTTTGAAGTCTCTTTATATTGTTACTTATATTATCTATACTTGTAATAGCATTATCTATTAAATATTCTATTAATCTGTCAGCAAATGGGTGGTTTGATTTAGAATTAATTTTGAGTAATTGTAATTTGCTTATAAGTTTTATTTCATTCAAATGTGGATTATCTATAGGTGCAGTAATAGGTTCTAAAACTGTGCCTCCATCTTCTGTTTCTGTAGGTAACTTCTTATATCCTGTTATAGAATCTATTTTATAATTATTTACTGAATTATTATATTTAACTAATTCTTTAATCGCGCCTAAAGTAAAATCATTATTTGAAGTGTAATTTCCTTCTAATATTACAATTGAAGAAGTATTAGTGGCAGGTATTTTAATAAATAATTTAAAATTATCTAAATTAGATTCTATTTCTTTTAAATTTACAGCTATATTATTTAATTTTGAATATAAATAAGGACTATTAAATTTATTTACATTTGATTTAAAATAAGTTTGTAGCTGTATATTTGTGTCATGAGTGGTAATTATTTGTTTACTGTCATAAAAACCACATATGAACTCAACTGGCAAATCTGAATCAATAGCTATAGTATAATTTTGAAATAATTTTACTGGTATCATATATATTTTATATTTGGTATCAGAAGAATCAAACCCAGGTATTTTTAAATCTTTAACTAATTCATTACTAAAACAATTATATAAAGACATTAAATCTAAATGTTTATAATCTCTAATAAACCTTAAATATTTACCTAAATAAATATGAGTATAAGAGTCATATATAATATTGTCTATATTTAAAGTGGTTGAAAAATTAGTTATTGGTTTACCAAAGTTGTAAGGAAATAATTTCTTAAATGAACTATCAGTTGCGCTACCATCAGTAATATCTTCTAAACATACCACAAAATCATCTTTATAGATGTAGTGATTGTCTTTAAATACAGACATTCCTTCTTTATATACTCTAACTGTAGGCAAATTAAAGGTGTGAAGTAATTGTTTTATATAACCTACAAATATATTATTACTATTATAATTTAACATTTATCTGCTCCTTAATTTATAGATAATCCATAGTTATCTACTTTTACATTTAATGTATTTCCAGAAATAACACTACTTAATAAGTTATAAATATCTACTACGTGACCATCTACTATATCTAATGTTGCGGTTGTTTCTTCTGATTCTTTTGCTTCTGCCATAAGTGAGCTCTTTTGGTTTGTTGCTCCAGCCATTGAAGCATCATAAATATCTCCACCTGCAGTATTACCAACAGATGTATAACTTGATTGTGAAACTGTAGCTCCACTCTTTGTAGTTGCTAAACTTGAGCCTCTTGAAATTGTTGATACACCTGTCTTAACACCTAAAGCTCTAAGCATTCCTGAACCACTAAATCCACCACCAGAACCTTGAGCTAATCCTACAATCATATTACCTAAGCTAGATAATAATCCGCCTGAAATAGCACCAACTTGCATTAAATCTGCAACTGTTGTTTCTAAATCAACAGCATTACCTAAAACGCTAACCATAGGAATTGCAATTCCACCTACTGTATCTTCTAATGTATTTGCTACTTTCCAAATTGCTAATAATACTGGATTAGTAGCTATTCCGGTAGATATTCCGTATTCAATGTTTTCCCACATGTTAGTCATCATTTCACCAACACTGGTTCTTTGCCACATTGAATCAGCCATTTTGTTTAGATTACCTATAGCACTATTATAGCTTAAGGTTGTATTTAAAATATCTTTAGAACTAGATATCAAATTAGTAGTTGAAGTTAAATCTGAAACTGTAATTCCGAAAATACTTGCTAATTGTGATTTAACAACTTTATTATCACTTACAGCTATATCTGCTAAATATGAAACAATTGATTCTAATAAATCATTTGTAGTTTTTGCATCTAATCCGCCTGTTAATAATTCACCATAACTTTTGCCCATTTTAGAAGCAGCCATTACTATAATGTTCTGCATTCCTGAGCTTGCTAATCCACTAACATTTCCTGAACCTAACATTCCTATTGCATTAGCTAAGTTTTGAATAGAAGTTGGAGACATACCAACACTATATAATGAACCTAACCATTTTTGAACTTGATATTCAAATTCAACACCCATTGTAGAGCCCATTTGTGAAGTTGCTTCATAAATATTTGTACTAACACCATCAAAAGCATCTGTTAAATATTCTGTTGTTTGATACATACTATTTAAGTATGAAGTTAAGCTTGCCTCCATACCTAATCTTGCAGCTGTTGTATCTGACTGTTGAACACGAATTAATTGTAATAATGTTCCATTAGCTGCATCAAATGTTGTAGCTATTTTTTCTGAGATGGTTGCTAAAAATGCTCTTTGTTCTACATTATAAGCAATGCCTTTATCTACTAATTTATCTACATTTTGAAATAATTTTTGTGTTTGAATAAATGGAGAAGCGCCTACAATTCCAGATAATTTTGACCCCATTCCTGTAAATGGATTTCCCCAAGTTTTTCCTGTACCATATAATCTGGTTTCTATTCTTGATTGATAGCCACTAATTTCTGTTACTTGATTATCAATTTGTTTTTGAATACTAGCTAAAGTATTTTTTAAGCCTTCTACTAATTTATCACCTAAATCATCTTTATAGGTTGCATTAAAAGCTTTCTTTGCTGCTGCAACTTCCTCATCTGTTATTCCAGCCTCAGCACGTTCTTTTTTAGATAATTTTAATATTCTTTCAGCTGTTGCCTTTTCTTCTCTTTGCGCTCTTTTTTTCTCTTCTGCTTCTTCTAATTTACTTATAGTATTTAAAAGTTTCTTTTGAGCATCCAACCTAGCTTGTAATTTTTTCTTTTCTTTTTTGTCTGAAGTAGCAGCATATTTTTCTTCTAATTTTTTTAAATTTACTTGAGCTTCTACTTGTAGTTGATATTCTCTATTTATTCTGCCTTTTTTATATTCAAAAAGTTGGTCTAATATTGCTTTTTGTCTTACAGCGTCATCATCATTATATTTTTTTCTTAATCTGTCTAATTCTAATAATTGTTGTGTTTGATAAGAACTTGATGAAAAAGCGGAGGTTTCTTTTCTATTCAATGTATTATTACTATCATCGTATTTTGGTATTGCCATAAAGATTCCTCCTTTTTATTTCATATAATTTAGCAAGATAATTGGGCTTCTATTTTCTTCTAGATTTGCTTCTTGCTTGGGCTTCTTGCTTTGATTTCTCTATTGCCGCTTGAGATTTTTCAATTTCATCCGCTATTAGGTTTAATATTATTTTTCTCTCATAAGGAGTTATATCCATTAAATCAGTATAAGATGTATTACAATTTTTACTTATTAAATAACATTCTTTTACTATTTGGGCATATCTATAAGGCCCGTAAGGTTTTCCGTCCTCAGTCAATGCTGGGTCTAAAAAATTCTGGTCCCCAGCGAAAAAATGTTAATATATCACCACCGCACTTAGAGCACGTAAGGTCAACACTTGTGTCAAGACCAACTTTCTTATTTAATTTATCAATTCTATCCATTAAGAAAAGTGAATCTGCTACTTTTAAATTCTTAATGAAATCTTCTAGTTGTAAATAGCTTAATTTTTCACCATCAACTGTAGATATTAATGTTTGAAGTGTAATCATAATGGTTGGGTCTATGCCTGCACCTTTTGACTTTTTCATAAATGCTTCAGTTTTAAGCTTAATTTCATCTAATATTCTAGGTGTTTGATATTTTAATTCTATATTTCTACCTGATTTAGGCAAAGTTACATTTAATAAAGCATCTATTTCGCTTTGGTCATACTCATTACATACTAAATCATCTAAGTTCATTGTTACCTCTACTATTTGGCCACAGTGAGGACAAACAACTGACATATCATAATCTGCCCCATGTGAAATTACTCTTAATTTATGTAATAAATATTCATAATCTCCTAAACACATATCATAAACACTTACTTTAGGTTTAGTTAACATGCACGATTCAATTATTTCTGCTAATACTTTATAAGGTGTATTAGATGGGGCACTTCTTTTCATTTCATCGCTTGTTGTCATTGATCTTAATTCAACATGAGCTTGAACTCCTTTATCCCCGTAAATCAGTCCTTTTGAAGGCAATTCATATCCTTCGATTATTGTTGGTTCTATCATAATTTAATTCCTTTCATTACTTTTCTTCAAAATATCTTTCTAATATTTCTCTTACCATTGCTGAATCAGAAACTCTTCTTTTAAAAGCTTCTTCTCTAATTCTTTCTCTTAGCGGGTTAGATATTTGAAACGCCATTAGAGGTTCTTTAATTTTGTTTAATTTTTTTCTTCCCATAAATAGTTTCCTTTCACTTAATTTAGCATGAGTAGATTTATAAAATTTATAACAAATATAGTAATAAAAAAGAGCACTTATTAGGTACTCTTTTTTTTAATATTAAATACTTAAATTTAAATCTGGTGCATCACTATCTATATTATAATATCGGTTATTTATTTTTTGAATAAATTACATCAGAAATTTTTTAAACTCTTTTTTTATCTGGATCTATTTGAGCATGTAAGCTATAAATTCTGAACCCATTAGAAGCTGAAACAAATACATCTACTCCATCTATATCAGTATGAACTTCAAACTCAGAATGCCCATATCCATATTCTGGATGCCTAATATCGGATAATTCTTTAACACCAAATTCTGAGAAAAATTTTGTTAAGAATTCTTCATCTGGATAATAACCTTGCGAACTATCGAAAGTAAAATGCCTTTTAAATTCCTGTGTTGTAGGATCATAATGTTTCTCAACACCTCTGTGGTTATAGTATTTTAAACAAATATCGTACCATTCTTTGTATTTAGGGCTTTCCATTGCTTTTTCAATCTTTTCAGGAACAATGACAAACTTTCTTCTATCATGAGGATTTCTCATTTTAATCTCTTCTGATAAATCGCTTTCATTCTTCTCAATTATTTCATCTTCAGAAGACCAAACAACCTCATAAGCTTCATATTCATCTGGTGTATCTGGATACCCAAAATCATCTGGGTCTGCATCTGGAACATAAACTATATGAGTTTGGCAAGATTGTTTTTCGGCAAAAGCTATAGCTTCTTCTAATGTAGCAAATCCTTCAAGTGAATCAATCTCATCCCCTTCTTCATCTAACTCATATACAACAAAGGAATAAGAAATTTCTTCATCATCTTCTTCATATTTTTCATCTTCTTCATCATCTAATTCTAAATCTGAATCATCATCTTCAAAGCTGTATTTTTCTTCATATACTAAATCATCTTCTGATTCATCTAAGCCTAAGCCTTCATACCATAATTTTTTGGCAATATTTTCATCTAATGCTTTCTTTAAAAATGGATTAGCTGGTGAAACTCCTTCATAAAAGTTTTTCTTCGCATCTTGCTTGAAACCTTTAATGATAGCTAGTTTTGTTTCTTCAGAGGCTTTTTTGATATACTCTAATGCTTTACCTTTTGTGAAACCAAATGCGTCCATTACAGCATCAATCAACTCTTGTCTAGAATAAGACTCTTCAACTGTCTCGGCTTGTTCTTCACTATCATGTTCAGAAACAAGTTCACCATCTGGGGTTTCTTGTACTATTTCTTCAGCTGGTTTTGATTCTTCAACTTCAAAAGTTGCTATTGGAGCATCAATTAAATGTCTTTTATCTCTAGTCATATATAAATCTCTTCCAATACTTTTTAATGTATTGGAGCTCTTTTCAGTACCATGCTCAATAATTTTATTCCATTCTTTGGGGTCGTAAACATAATATTCAATTATAGTTTTACCACTCTTAGATATTCTAGATATTGAAGTAAACCACATTTTAATAAGCCCATATTCGTCTTTGCTCCAAACAAAAAACTCACATGTCCTACCATTAGCATCTAAGTCAAAATCTGTTCCATCATTCCCATTATAATAATAAATATTATTATCAAAAACATAATCTTTAAGATTATGCTTGGTTAATAATTTTTCTACTAATTCTTTTATTTCATCTATATAATTCATAGTAATGATTTTTCCTTACTATTATACGACTGGGTCATGCATTATAGCACGGTCATATTGTAATGTTGCACTAATTTTTCTTGCACCATCAGCATCCATATCAAAGTCATCTTCAGTAACTGCTGAAATAAAACACCCAACTAAATCCCATCTACGAATTTCTTCATAGTCTTGAGTATATTCAATTAAAGTACAATTTTTCTTGTAATTAACTGCTCTTCCACCTCTATCATTAATAACATCATAAGCTAATGCTTGCCATGCCATAATAACTGATTTAACTTTTAGCCCTACAAAGTCTTGTAATTCTAATGTTCCTTCTTTAAATGTTGGGTTACCAGCAAACTTAACTACTGAGTTACCTCTTCTAATTGGAATTATTTCTAATTCAAAATGAGGGACTGATGCTTTATTGACTGATAATTTAATAACTTCTTGACCATTTTCAATTAAGTCACTAGATTCTGGCTCTTCAAGTGCAAAATCACTTTTAACTAATCCTTCTAAATCATCAACAATGAATGTAAAGAAATTACCTCTTGCACTTTCATAGTTTCTAATATCAGAATTAATGTGATATGTTCCGAAATTTGTCTTTCCTTCTACCATAATATTTCTCCTTATTCACTAACTTCAATTGAATCAGTCATTTCAACAGTCAAATCAAAATCTTCAACCGCTTCGATTGGTATAATTCTAACTCTTGCTTTTAATATTGCTTTACCTGACACAACTTCTTTAACTATTTTATAACCTTTAATGCCTTGGCCTGATTTCATTTTTTCTAATAATGGTTTAATGGCATTTTCAAAATTTACCCATAAAACATCACTGTTTGGTTCAAAAGTGAATTTACGAGCTGCTCTATATAATTCTTTTTTAATACTGCAACATAACTGTCTTATGTTTAAGAATGAACTTGCAGTTAAGCCTTTGGTTGCATCTAAAGGACTTAATGTTCTATTTCCCCAAACTATATAACCATAAGGTCTAATATTACAAATAGTGTTTGTTGCTTTATGGCCTGCAGTAATAGAACCACCAACTTCTCTTGCTTGTAATATTGCATTTGCAGCATCTCCAAGCTCTACAGAAACAGAACTAATTAATTCTGGAGTAACACCTCTTACTGAACCAGCCATTGCAAACCATTCTGGGAATCTTTTAATGTGTGTTGCAAAGCAACTTAAATAAGCATAAACAGATGGATATGCTGTTAATAAATCTGATTTAAATTTAATATATGGAGAAAATGCTGCTCCATATTTATGGGCATCTTCTATAGCTCCATTTTTTCTTGTAACTGTACCTGCAGATAAAGCCTTTGTCCAAGTATCAATTTTTGATACTGTATTTTCAGTTGCAGGAACGTCAATTAATGCTATTGCATCTCCTCTTTCAGCAGCTGTTTTAATCATTTTTTCAGCGATTGTTTTACTTGTTTCACCTGCAACAATAAATCTTATATCGTAAATTCCTTTATCTTCAAATGGAACCCAGAAACCAACGCCTCCTGATTCTAAGCCTACATCTTCAAGATCATTTTTGGTTTTATATACAACATATTGAACTTTCATTCCTAAGCCTAACAACTTTTTAGCCATTTTAAATCCTAATCCTGTTGTTGCGGCGCCTATATCTGTTGTAAATGTTGTTACATCTTCATATAGCTTTGTAAAACCTAATTTTGGACCACCACTTTCAGCTGTATTTGCAGATAACCCTGCAATTAATATAACAAAGTCATTATAAACTGGTTCACTAACAGAAGTTGTATCAAGTTCTTTAATATCAATTCTTGGCATATTTTATTTCTCCTTACCTATCTTTCCAAATATTTTTTTTATAAATATATTTCATTTAATTTAGCATTAAAATTAAATCATCTTTTTATTCAATTTTTATATCCTCAGTCTCTACTGATTCAATATCTTCTTCATCTTTATTAACAACCTCTAAGGAAGCATCATCAATACTATAAGCTGGGTTGATTGGGGTATTGAAGAAGTAAGCATCTTTTAATTTTAACATTAAAGTCCATCTTGTAAATTGATCTGAGAATAATTTTTCTGGTATATCACTACCATCATCAACGTCCTCACTTAATTCTAGATAAGCAACTTGTTCTACATCTATTCCATTATATGGGAAAACTATACTTAATTTTGGATAATTAATAAAATTAAATATAAAATTCCTTAAATACTCATCTCCCAATATATACTCTTTAGTATAAATATCTATTTGATAAAAAACTGTAAAGGGCACTGCATTTAATTGAGCTATCCCTTTTTCTCCTGTGCCTATTTTTAAGCCATCAAAAGTTAAATTTCTTTTTTGAGTGTAATCTAGCTGAATTTTTGAATCTCTAGATATAGAAATTAGTGGAAGAGTTATGGGCTTATCATTGCCTAAATCAGCCCTTGATTCAAATAATTCTTTAGTTTCTAAAGGTTTTAAAATTCTCATATTTGGATCTCTAACCCAAGATTTTATTTTATTATAAATTGCTTCATCATAGTATCTAATTCCCATATTCCCCTCCTTTATAATTGGCTCTTTGCATAATTAAAAATATTCATTAATACATCGCTTCCCTTAATGCTAAGAGAACCATGTGTTATTAATAAGGCTATTTTTTCTAAAGGGCCTTTTTCTATCATTACTTGATATTCATTTCCTGTTTTTATCACTTTTACAGATTTGATTATTCTAGAAATAACTTCTCTTAAAGATATTTTTTCGTTATATTTTTCATATATAAGTTCTTCCATCTTAATAAAAGATGAAGGCATAGGTGATAAACTAAGATATCTAAGAGAATTAATTTTAAACTCTTTCTCTACCAAACCAGTATCCATATCAAAAGGTAATATCCCTAAATCTATTATCATATTATTTGAATGCACCTTTATCTGATTTAAGTATAGATATAATAGCAGGTATATCTGTTTCTTTTACTCCTGCTTTTTTAAGTCTATCTATCCAACTTGTTTTTACATCAGGTTTAACATCTATTACATCTCTATCTTTTTTATCTGGATTAACATAATTAGTAGATGTTTCTGCTGCTTGGCACCAATCTAATGCTTTTTGAATAGCAGCTGCTTTATTAACTTTTCCGCCTGGTTGACCGCCAGTTTTAAATTTAAATTCAACTTTATCCCCTGAATTGGTATCTCCTGCTATTGTTGTATTTCCTTCATATAATAAATCATTTTTAAATTTTAAAGACATTTCTTTATATGGATTAAATTTTTTATATTCTTCAATTACTCTTTTATTTGTAACTAAATTTTTAACACTATATTCATTATTTTTAATCCATTCATCTACTTTTAAAATATAATTTATATCTTTATCTGTTTGTTCATATAAAGAAGGATTAAATATAATATGGTTCCATCCGTCTATGGATTTACCATTTAAATCTGTTTTTTTAATAGTTCCATCTATATAAGCATTATGAAGTACATTATATTTATATTTGTCTAGTTTGTTTTGAACTAAATATCTTTTTACAAAAGTAATAAAAGGATTAGTTGATTCATCAAAACCTAAACTTTTTAATTCTTCTTTAAATGTGTCTGATATTTCAACTAATCTATCTTGAGGCAGTGCTTTTAATTCTGTTATAAAATAGTCATCAAATACTTCATCTTCTTCTGCTACTGAAGAGCATTTGTCTAAGGCTTGCTTATATTGTTTTTGTTCAATTAGTTTTTTTACTTCTTCAGTCATATTACTTATTCTCCTCACTTAATAAATTAAATTCTGTATTATCAAAATCAGTAACAGTAGCTTTTGCAAAACTACTTTCAAATACTGGCCCTATTTCACAGGTAATAGAAGCTGGGAAAATAAGAGTAGTGCTTAATCGTATTACTTTAAATACTCTTCCTTCAGTATTATCTAATCCACTAGGAACAATAAATAAACAACCTCTTTGTAACCCTTCCAAGTCATAAGGAACATGTATTAAAGAAGTACTTGTTGATAATTCACTAACCCACCCTAATTTTTTCATTGTCCAAATAGTTGGATGTTCTTCAAAAATACAACCAACTATTTCTGGTGGCATGTAATTAGCATCTAATTCTCCATACTGATCATAATCTTTCATTTTTGGCTTCCTATATAAAACATTTATTCCTATAAGGCGAACCATTTCTTTAAAATATTCACGATGGAGAGTTATATTTTGCTTATCTAATAATAGTCCTACATCTTTATTTTCCATTATCTTCCTCCACTCCTAATCTATTGTTTTGGTTTTCTTGATTTCATAACTTTAGGTATAAAAGTATTTTTATCTTGTTTTCCTAAAATAGTAAACTCACCACCTAAAGATTCATTTATCCCTTTTAATTTAATAATTTTATTATCCATTTTAAGTGTTTCAAATATAAATTGAGTTGAAGATGTAATTCCATCTTTATTAGTAATTGTTCCTTCTAATCTAATTTTGTTTCCATCTATAAATCCGTCTGTGGTTTTATAAGTGCTTTCTTTTAAATAAGAACTAATTAATGAATCAAATTTGTTTTCATCTAATTCTTCAATTTCATCAGAGTCTACATAATTAGCTTCAGCTTCTTTTTCCATCTTTACTAATCTATCATAATAGTCTGGAAACTCAACTAAATGGTCCATAGCTATTTTTTTAGCTTCTTCAACATCAGATGTGTGCTCTTGTTCTACTTTAACACCTAATTTAATTTGGCTTTCAATATCTTCTACACTTACCCCATGTTTTGCAGCTATGTCTTCAATAGACAGCCCTTTAGACATTCCACCTGCTACTTCTGTAATTGTAGATTCTTCTAATTCTTCATCTAAACGCTTGGTATTTAATGTGTAATCTGTTTGGTCATTATACATATAGTATTTACCCCTGTCTTTATCATAGATCATTGTATCTACTTGAAGATGTTTACCATATTTCTTATAATATGTCTTAATAACATTGTCAAACTCTCTTGAACCACGAGAAATTTGAAATTGTGATTCATCTAATTTTTGACCTTTGCCAGCACCTCTTGCTTCTTTAAGTTCTTTTTCTTCATCAAGAATCTCTTCAACCTTTTTAATAATTAGTTTTTCAGGTAATCTCATAAACCATGTTAAATCTGATTGTAGTAAATCTTTTATTGAATTAAAATGACTGTATTCTTCACGAATGTCTTCAATCTCACTTTCTTCAATGTCACCATCTTCAAGCATTTTTTTAATCATATCATCAATACTCAAATTATCTACTGAACCGTCATCATTAAATTTATATGTTTCTAAACCTGCTTGTGAGACTAGTGTAATTGTATTTCCATCAGCAACAACTTCTTCATTGCTCATTGGGCCGTGCCCACCTTGTTTATTAAGTGCAGACGCAATTATTGACGCTATTTTAGCACCTTTGTTATTATTTTCTTCTTTTAATTCATCTAATTTTTCATCTAATTCTTCATCTAAGATATCATCTGTTCCACTGTTTTTAAAGGTATTAGCATTTCCTTCTTTAATAGAATTTTCTTCTTTTATGTCATCATCTTTACCATCATCTTCAGTTTCATCTTCTTTTGGCTCATCTACTTTATCGACTTCTTTGTCGTTAATAGGAACAACTTTACCTAATAAAACATAACCATCTGTAGCTCCACACACAACACATTCTTCATCTACATTATAAATGTCTTCATCATTATCTGAATCAACATCTTCTGCTTTCACTAATGAGTCTGGTTCCATATAAATTAAAGAATGGCAAGTTGTGCATTGACCTAATACCTTACCCACATAAGTTGGACTTAAATCTTCTTCTGTTTCTGCATCTAAGTCAATAACTTGTTCTATAGTTTCTTCATCTTCATCTTTATTTACAAAATCAAGCGCATCTTCTAAATCTTTAGAATCACCTATATTAAATGATTTTGATTCTTTTAATGGGGTTTTAGTTTCACCATCTAAGTCTAAATCAGATTCATCCAAGCCTTTATTTGATTCTTCAACATCAGTAACATTAGCTGAAATATATTTAGGACTATCAAATGAATTAAACATATATTCTAAATATTCATCTGGCACTTCACTCTTATCTCCGGTAAATACTGTTTCACCATCAACACAAATTTCAACTTCGTCTCCATTATAGTCATCAATAAAATCTTGAACTGTTTGATAAAAATCTGTTCCACCTTCTTCTTCAGAACAATTAATAACTATTGTTCCACCACCAACATCAAAATCACTAAATGAAGCTTCTAATACATTTTGAGGAATATCATCATAACTTCCCCCCTCTAATAATACGCTTTCATCATAATCATCTATATCAGTATTGCAAACGGTAATTTTTTCAATCACTCCTGCATCTGTACAAACACTAAAAAAATCATCTAATGTTTGGCCTACATAGCCTTCCTTTAATTTTACTACATCATTTTCATCTACAATAATTTCAGAATCAACTTCAATTGGTTCATCTAAAAATGAATCTAATGCTTGAAATGCTTCTCCTATGCTATAAATTTTGTTTTTGTTTTCCATGTAAATCTCCTTAAAATTTATTTATTAATCAATTGGATACCCTAATTGTGAATTTACTCTTAATGTTTCTTGTAATGCACTTAATTCTGCATTTCCTTCAGCCAACATTGTTTCTCCATCTTGTTTCCACAATGAATTTGATTGTTCAAATCTTGAACGAATTCTTCCTAATATTATTTTTGTTTGAGCAATACTTAATCTACTTAAAATATCAACCCAATAATCACTTGTTATTTGAGAAACATCTTCAAAAATTGGAATAAATTCAATTGTTATTTCAGCTGGTCTATCTGTGCCGGTATAAATATATAATTTTTTAGCTTCATGTTCTTCTATGAATGAAAGATCAGTTCCCATAGTATTACTCATTTGTAATAAAGTATTATAAGATAAGTAATTTAAAATATATTCATTTAAGTTATGCATATTATTAGTATTACCAAAAATCATCCATCTTTGGGCATACATTGGGTCCACAGCACTTGAACTACCTGAACCTACTTCTCCAGTTCCAGTATAAGTATCAACTCTATAAACACCTACAATAGCACTAGATTTAAAACCAGTTAAATCAATACATTGAACATAAGGTACAGTTACAAACCTAGTTTCGTCTATATATCTTTGAATTTCACGAAAAGATTTCTTAATTACTTTTTCTAAGACTTCATCTGGAATCTCTAAGTTTAAGACCCCTCCGGTCAGCATTAATTTTACTTCTTCTACATATTCTTGTAATGTCATTTAATTTCCATTCCTATCGTTTAATTTAGCATTTATTTATTAACAATATATTTAAATAATGGGGGCTGAATTATTAGTTATATCTTCTATATCTTGCAAAACATTTTTATTTAATATTATTAATTCATTATGACCATTAAATGAGAAACAAACTACATCTGTTTTAGTTTCAATCATTATATCAATAATGTGTTCTTGCATGTCATCAAAACTATCTTCTTCGTAGTTTGGATCATGTTCTCTAATGAATTTAATTTGAGCATCATCTACTTTATTAGCAGAATAAGTCTTATAATCAACATTAATAGTTGCTTTATATAATTTATTTCCTTCAGGTATTACACCATCTTCTTCTCCTGCGTAATTTAAGGCTTCATCTTTATGTGTAGTCCAAAATATTCCTTCTTGAGGGGCATTTGGTAAAGATAAAGCTAATTCAGTGGCTGGAGTTTTATAATCTTCAGTTTTATCAATTCCTCTATATAACAGTTAAATTGTTGTTTTCTAATTCTTCTACTAATGAGCCTGTTCTATAATATCTTTTAATTTTGTTTATTATTTCGTCACTAATGTATTCGCTTGGTTTATAAATAGCTTCTTCATAGTCATCTTGAGTTGTTATAGTAAAATCTCTGGCATCATTCATGAAAAATTTATCTAACCATTTTATTAATTGTTCATATTGGGTTGGGGTTAAATCATAAACATATTCTCTACTTGGAATAACCATATAATGTTCTTCCCCAGTATCTCCATTTACTCTAATTGCACCTTCTCTTTCAATTAATTCAAAGCCACCATTATAATAATCTCTTTCAAAAGATTCTGGCCCATAATTTTCCCATATATCATTAATTTCTTCTTTATGATTATCAAAATTAGATTTTTCTTGGATTATTTTTAATTTTTCTAAATCAAAAGGTTCAAATTCTTCTCCACCTTCAACATATGCTTTAATAGAATCTCCTATCTTTCCACTTATAGTATGATGGGGTCTATAGGTATATGAAGTACCCCTTTTATCTTCAAATTTATTTGTAGATATAAAAGTGCCGTCAGGAAGTAAGAATGATCTTGGTAAGGGTTCTTTAGATGAACCAAAATTATCTTTCATTACTTGATAAATGAAATCAACAGAATTTTTTGAAATATTACTTTCGGTTAATGATTCTTCTAAAATTTCTTCGACATGTTTTATAATCTTTTTATCAGTGATGTTTCCTTTCGCAAAATAATTTTTAATAATCTGAACTAACTTATAACCTGTCCAATTTCCTATCTTTTCATACCACGTCGTATCTTCACAAGCACCTTCATATAAACTGTATACTTCATAGAAAATATATTTGCCGTTAGGCTTGTTCCGAATCTCTACTTTACAATAGTTCTCATGATTCAAGTAGTAATCAATAATCTCTTCTAATCTTTTATACTGTGCTTCATTGGGTCTGCTATATAATCTAACACATGTATCCTCTTCTGGATGTGTGTTTGAATATTCAGGATAAAACTCTCTTATCTCTTCCTCACCATGATATTCGTCCATAACTAATAATGAGCCATCTTCAAGAATATAACCTGCTGTATATGGTGTAAAAGAATTGGTCTTAACCGCTTCATTTATACTGCTGTCAGTATCTTCTTCATAGTCTGATAAAGACTCAACAACATAATAATTTACATCAAATTCATCTACAGAACCAATATAAGTTATCATAAAAGGATTCCATATTTGATATTGTTCTGGTGTTAAATCATCTTCATATTCCCAATGAGCACCATCATAGCCCTGTTTTTCTAAATGTTTTCTAGCCATATATTGTCTAGCACCATAAACACTATTCATGTCATCAAGTTTCTTTTCATAAAATAAATCTTCAATTTCTTTTAAAGTGTGACCATCACTTATTTTATAAAGAACATCATCTCTTATATCACGCAAATTATTGTCATCACAATATTCTTCAGAACTATACCCTTCATATATTTTTGCTTTATTTGATATTTTGTATTTGTGAGGAATTCCATATGCTCTAGCATCATTTTCATCTGCACTGAAAAACAATCCAGAAAAGCCAACATCATTATACAAAACAGGATTTCCTTCATCATCAACATTATCAAAACGACTGATTCTAGAACGTTCTTCTCCTCTATAAACAATAATGCCATCAATATCTTCTTCATAGTCTGATAAAGACTC